CTTCAAGAATGGTTATCACCAGAAGGTGAAGAAGAAGAAGATTCAATTATATCTGAACCTGCAGTTTCATTTGATAGCGATGAGAAAAAATCTAATTATTCATTAGATACAACCTCACCAACAGTTAAAAAATCAAAAGCAGATCAATTTGATGATTTGTTTAGTGATGATAAGAAAACTGACGATTTACCTTTTTAAAAAATAAACATGGCAAGACCTAAAAAATCACTATCGGAGGCAGTCTCCTCAGAAATTAAATCCAAATTCAATTTAGATGGATTTAAAAATAAGAAGGGACTGTCTTCAAAAGCAAAATTTAAAGAACAAACCTGGATACCATTATCAGAAGCTTATCAAGAAGTTACTTCTGTACCTGGTATTCCACAGGGACATATTGTATTACTTCGTGGACATTCAGATACAGGTAAAACAACAGCAATGATTGAAGGAGCTGTATCAGCTCAAAAACGAGGTATTCTACCAGTATTTATTATTACAGAGATGAAGTGGTCTTGGGAACACGCTAAGATGATGGGTCTAGAAATAGATGAAGTTGTAGATGAAGAAACTGGTGAAGTTGTTGATTATAATGGTAATTTTATCTATGTAGATAGAGAAACTATTAATTCAATTGAAGATGTAGCTGGATTTATCCTAGATTTACTCGATGAACAGAAGAAAGGTAATTTACCGTATGACTTAATGTTCTGTTGGGATTCAATTGGGTCTGTGCCTTGTGAAATGTCGTTAAAATCTAACAAGAATAATAACGAATGGAACGCAGGTGCCATGTCAACTCAATTTGGTAATAATGTTAATCAACGCATAGTAATGTCTCGTAAAGAGAGTAATCCGTATACAAACACCTTAGTGTGTATTAATAAAGTATGGACATTAAAAGCAGAACACCCAATGGGTCAACCTAAGTTGATGAATAAGGGAGGATATGCTATGTGGTTTGATTCAACATTTGTAGTTACATTTGGTAATGTTATGTCAGCTGGAACATCTAAAATTAAAGCAATTAAAGATGGTAAGCAGGTAGAATTTGCAAAACGTACTAACCTACAAATTGATAAAAATCATATTAATGGAGTTACTACTAGAGGTAAAATTGTAATGACACCTCATGGGTTTGTTAAAGATGACGATAAAGCTTTAAAAATATACAAAGATGATCGTGCTGAAGAGTGGGCTAAGATTTTAGGTGGTGGAGATTTTATAATTGCTGAAGAAGATGAAGCATATACTGACATCACATCTCATACAGATGAGCCCAAATAAAAATTAGGTTATCCGGGGGGAATTTCGTATATTCCCCCCATAATAAAACACACATGAAACAAAAAGATTTACTTAAGCTCCTCGATAATATTGATGAGCAAGGAGAAGAGACTGTAGAGGGAGAAAGAATCCTAATGATAGATGGATTAAATCTATTTTTTAGGAACTTTGCAATGATGAATATGGTTAACCCCGAAGGAATTCATATTGGGGGTTTAGGTGGATTTTTTAGATCGTTAGGAGCCGAGATTAGAAGAGTAAATCCTACTCAAGTTTATGTTATATTTGATGGATCCGGATCAGCTAATGCTAGAAAAAATATACTCCCTGAATATAAATCAGGAAGAGATTTACAACGTATTACTAATTGGGATGCTTTTGATAATTTAGAAGATGAACATGATGCTAAAGTAGATCAAATGGTTCGTATTATCCAATACCTAAAAACACTACCAGTAAAAACACTATCAATTCCAAAAGTAGAAGCTGATGATGTTATAGCTTATCTTTCAAGTGTTGTTCCTAAAGATCCTAAAGATAAAGTTTTTATAGTATCTTCTGATAAAGACTTTTTACAATTAATAAATAAAAATGTTATTGTATATCGTCCTATGGAGAAAGAATTCTATACAGAAGAAACAGTAGTAGAAAAATTTAAGATGTCACCTCATAATTTTATTTTATATAAAACTTTAATGGGTGATAATTCAGATAAAGTAGCAGGAGTTAAAGGATTAGGTGAGAAGAAATTATATAAACTATTCCCAGAATTGAGTGAACGAGACCTAACATTGGATGACATTTACAATATTAGTGAATCAAAATTTAAAGACAATGTTATATATGCTCGTATAATTCAAAATATTGATGCTTTAGAGAGAAATTATAAAATTATGGATTTGTCAAAACCCATGATTGATAAAAATGATGAAAATTATTTAAATGAGGTTGTTAAATCAAAAGATATTCATTATATTCCGGATCAGTTCATTGCTATGTATAATGAAGATAAGTTAGGTAGTATGATTAGAAATTTAGATTTTTGGTTAAAAGATGTATTTGAATCCTTACAATTAGTAAAATAAAAAAAAAATAAAAGTTATGACATTATTAAATTTAAATCAATATGGTCCTCACTTCCAAATAAAAGTGATATCCGCCTTACTTACACATAAAGAGTATTTAACAAATATTCATGATATTATTACTGAAGAATATTGGGATAATCAGGCACATCAGTGGATTATTAAAAATATAATTAATTATTACGATAAATATCATACGACTCCATCAATGGATGTTCTTAAAGTAGAACTCCAAAAAATCACAAATGATGTACTTAAAATCTCAATAAAAGAACAATTAAAAGCAGCTTACGAAACATCAGATGAGGATTTAGAATATGTAAGAGAAGAATTTTCTACATTTTGTAAAAATCAACAATTAAAAAAAGCACTACTTAATAGTGTTGATTTGTTAAATGCTGGTGATTTTGATGGTATTAAATTTTTAGTAGAATCAGCATTAAAAGCAGGTCAAGATAAAAATGTAGGACATGAATATAATAAAGATATAGAAGCCCGTTTTAGAGAAGATGCTAGAACAGTTATTCCAACTCCTTGGGAAAGAGTTAATGATTTAATACAAGGTGGATTAGGAAATGGGGATTTTGGGTTAATATTTGGTAACCCTGGAGGTGGTAAGTCTTGGAGTTTAGTTGCTCTTGGGGGTTATGCTGTAAGAATGGGATATAATGTTTTACACTACACACTTGAATTAGGTGAAGATTATGTTGGCAGAAGATATGATGCCTTTTTTACCCACACCCCAGTTGATCAAATCCTAAAAAATCGAGACAAAGTAGAAGAAGTCATTCCTGAATTACCTGGTGAATTAATTATTAAAGAATTTCCAATGGGAAGAGCAACAATATCTACAATAGAATCCCATATCAGAAAAGTAACGGATTTAGGAACTAAACCAGATTTAATTATTATTGATTATGTTGATTTACTTTCATCAAGAAAAAGATCAGCAGATCGTAAAGGAGAGATTGACGATATTTATACGAGCACTAAAGGATTAGCTCGAGAATTAAATGTACCAATATGGTCAGTTTCACAAGTAAATCGTGCAGGTGCAAAAGATGATGTTATTGAAGGTGATAAAGCTGCAGGATCATATGATAAAATTATGATTACTGACTTTTGTATGTCTCTTTCAAGAAAAGCTAAAGATAAAGTAAATGGAACTGGTAGATTTCACATTATGAAGAATAGATATGGTATGGATGGTCTAACATTTGGAGTACAAGCAGATACATCCACAGGCCACTTTACAGTCCATGATTATGACCCTGATGAAGAGTTTGAACAAGATACCCTACCTGCAAACAAAAAAGGATATGGTGATTTTGATAATTTTGACAAGCAATCATTGAAGAATAAGTTTTTTGAATTAAATTCATAACCCCAAATAAAGGAAAAAAAAATAATGAAAAAAAAGAAGGATCTACTGACTGAACGTATTGTATACAAGCCGTTTGAATATCAAGAAGCTGCAGATTATTGGCTTAAACAACAACAAGCTCATTGGTTGCATACAGAAGTACCAATGATGTCTGATTTGAATGATTGGAATTCAAATCTAAACGAAACAGAAAAAAACATTATAGGTTCAATCCTAAAAGGTTTTGCTCAAACAGAAACAGTTGTAAATGATTATTGGACACAACTAGTTACTAAATGGTTTAGAAAACCAGAAGTTATTATGATGGCTACAACATTTGGTGCATTTGAAACAATCCACGCCGAAGCATATTCACTATTAAATGAAACACTTGGACTTGAAAATTTCGATGAATTTATGGAAGATGAAGCTACGATGGCTAAAATTGAAGCTCTTACTACTGTTAGGGATAGTTTTAATGGTGAAAAAGATATCCATGAAATCGCTAAATCACTCGCTGTATTCTCAGCATTTACCGAAGGAGTTAATTTATTCTCTTCCTTCGCTATCCTCTTATCTTTTAAAATGCGAAATAAACTTAAAGGAGTGGGTCAAATTGTTGAATGGTCTATTAGAGACGAATCACTCCATTCCGAAGCCGGATGCTGGTTATTTAGAACACTTATCGAAGAGAATCCTGAAATCAAAACTCCAGAGCTTGAAGCAGCAATAAACGAGGCAGCATTATTATCTTTAAAACTTGAATTAGATTTTATTAGAAAATGTTATGAATTAGGTGATTTAGAGGGTTGCTCACAATATGATTTAGAAAATTTTATTAAAAATAGAATTAATACTAAATTAGGTGATTTAGGTTATAAAGGAATTATTTCTGATATTGATATAACAGCTGTTGAAAGAATGAAATGGTTTGACCATTTATCAGGAGGTAAACAACATACCGACTTTTTTGCAAACAGGGTAACCAACTATTCTAAGGGTAATATGGAATGGGATGAAAGTATATTTTAAAAAGTAATAATTATGGATAATAATAGTTTAGTAGCAGATATTTCAACTTGGGAAAGGGGTAAAGATTATCCTGATTTTTTTGATGATGTAGCCTTATCAACAATTTCAAAAGGTTACTTAATACCTGGGGAAACTCCCCGAAAAGCGTATAGACGCGTCGCTAATGCTGTAGCCGATAGATTAAATCGTCCTGACTTAGCAAATAAATTTTTTAAATACATTTGGAATGGATGGATTGGTCTTGCTAGCCCTGTTCTTAGTAATACAGGTACTGATAGGGGTTTGCCTATTAGTTGTTTTGGTATTGATACTCCAGATTCGATCCGTGGTATTGGACTTACTAATGCAGAGCTTATGCGCCTTACTTCCTATGGGGGAGGTGTGGGAATATCCCTTAGCCGAATTAGAGGAAGAGGAGCAGAAATTACGGGGAATGGTAGATCAGAAGGAATAGTTCCTTGGGCTAAAATTTACGATTCTACTATAGTTGCTACAAACCAAGGATCAGTTCGTAGAGGAGCGGCATCCGTAAATTTAGATATTAATCATGTAGATGTTAAAGAATTCTTACAAATTCGTAGACCTAAAGGTGATCCTAATAGACAGTGTTTAAATTTACATCAATGTGTTGTTGTAGATGATGCGTTTATGAAGCGCCTACAAGATCGTGACAGCAAAGCTATGTCATTATGGCTTGAAATACTTAAATCACGTGTAGAAACGGGTGAACCATATATAATGTTTAAGGATAACGTAAATAAAGATAATCCTTTAGCATATAGAATGAATAATTTAGATGTTACAATGACTAACATTTGTTCTGAAATTACTTTACATACAGATGAAGAACATTCGTTTATTTGTTGTTTATCTTCTTTAAACTTAGCTAAGTACGATGAGTGGAAAAATACAGATGTAGTTGAAATGGCTACTTATTTCTTAGATGGAGTAATGGAAGAATTTATCATTAAAACTAATGGTAAAGAATCAATGGAACGTTCACATAGATCAGCTAAAAAAGGAAGAGCATTAGGTTTAGGTGTAATGGGGTGGCATACATTTCTCCAACAAAAAGGATTACCATTTAATTCATTAGCATCAACAGCTTGGACTCATACTATTTTTAGTGATATTAGACAAAAAGCTGAAGCAGCTTCTCGTCAAATGGCAGTTGAATATGGAGAACCTTTATGGTGTAGGGGAACAGGTATGAGAAATACTCATGTAATGGCAATTGCTCCTACTGTATCAAACTCTCGTATTAATAGCTGCTCAGCAGGTATTGAACCACAACCAGCAAATGTTTATGTATTTAATGGTGCTAAAGGAACATTTATTGTTAGAAACCCAGAACTTGAAAAACTATTAATTAGTAAAAACAAAAACCAAGATAAGGTATGGGATCAGATATTAGTTGATAATGGATCAGTAGCTAATCTATCTAATGATATTATAACAGAGGATGAAAAAGAAATATTCTTAACTTTCCCTGAAATTAACCAATTAGCATTAGTTCAACAGGCAGCTATTCGTCAAAAATATATTGATCAAACACAATCCTTAAATGTTGCTTTCGACCCAACTGATTCTCCTAAATGGATAAATCAAGTTCATATGGAGGCTCATAAACTAGGCATTAAAACACTTTATTATTTAAGAACTGACAGTGTAATTAAAGGAGATTTAGGTTCTAGAACAAGTGAGGATTGTTTAAGTTGTGATGGTTAACAATATGTATAAGTACATTAATTAAATTATTATAAATTATGGCACGTAAAAAAGCAGTAAAAAAAGAAATAGTCGAAAAATTAAGTGCGGCTAAAAAAATAATCAATGCAGTTAAAGCATGGTTAAAAGGAAACGGAATTGAAGGTGTATTAGGTCTAATTGTAGGTTTATTCCTTTGGTCTTTTGGTTACAAAATCTATGCAGGATTCGCATTAGGTGTATTTGCTACACGTAATTGGGATTTGGCAAAAGGATGGTTGCTTAGATTGCTAAAAAAATAAATAATTTTTTTTTTAAAAGTTTAAAGAGGGGTGCAATAGCATCCCTTTTTTTATATTTATAAACAAAACGTTCCAATTAAAACTGTTCTATTATGTTAAATAAAATAAAAAATAACTGGATGGCTTTTAAAGATATATTTAAAGACGAAAATGATGTAAATGAAAAAAGTGTAATTGGATTTTTATCATTTGCCGTAATGGTTATATTTGCGATTGTTGATTTAGTAACAGGATATTTTAGTAAAGATTTAGTAATTAATGAATTTATCTATGAATCATTCTTGATTATTACTTTAGGTTGTTTCGGCATTGCTGGGTTAGAAAAAATCTTTAGTAAAAAGGATAAATAATGGATGGAAATGAACCCCTATTAATTGCCCTCATATCAGCATTAGGGATAAAAGAAATTTGGACTATTGTTAAAAAGAAAATGGACCAATCTGCCTCTAAAGATGCAAGAGAAGATAAATTATCTTTACAAGTAATATTAGAGTTAAAAGAAAAAATTACAAATTTAGAAGAAAAAGTTAACACTTTAATAGATGAAAATATTCATTTAAAAGTTAAAGTAGCAAGAATGGAAGAAAGATTATTAAAAAATGCTAAAAACCATGTTAAGAATAAATCACTATAATATTTATTAATATGCTATTAAAAGTAGGCTCACGCGGTAACGAAGTTAAAGAACTCCAAGAATTTCTAGAAATTGGAGCTGATGGCATCTTCGGTAAAGGTACCGAATCTTCTGTTAAAAAATGGCAATCTGAAAATGGTTTAGTAGCTGATGGTATTGTAGGTCCTGCAACCTGGGATGCTATGGGATTAGCTACAACTGATGCTTCAGAACAAATTTACACTACAGAAAATGGATTAGTTGTTGAAAAATATTTCCTACCTAAAGATGAATATAAATCAGGCCCAACAAATAAAGAATATGTTTTCTTACACCATACAGCAGGTTGGCATAACCCATTTAAAACAATTGATCATTGGGGTAGAGATAGTAGAGGTGCAGTAGCAACTGAATTTGTATTAGGTGGTCAATCCATTAAAGGAAATGATAACAAATATGATGGAAAAATGGTTCAAGCCTTTCCCGAAGGTGCTTATGGATGGCATTTAGGAAAGAATGGATCCCAATATATGCATATCCATTCAGTTGGAATAGAAGTTAATAATTTTGGTTATATTAAAGATGGTAAAACATATGCAGGTACTACAGCCCATGAATCACAAATTGTAGAATTAGATAAAGAATTTAGAGGACATAAATATTGGCATCGCTACTCAGATGCTCAAATAAAAGCTTTACATAAGTGGATTTTATTTATTGCTGAAAGAGATAATATTGATGTAAGAGTAGGCTTACCAGCTTTAATTAAAGAAAAAGGAGCAGAAGCTTTTGAATTTAATAGCGATGCCTATTATGGAAAAGTAAAAGGACTTTGGACACACACAAATACTAGAAAAGATAAATCAGATATGTTTCCACAACAAGAATTGATGGATATGTTAATAACTTTATAACAATGCAAACAAAAATTTCAATAGTGGGGATAGCATCATTTTGTACATATCTTTGTACGTATTTTTTAAAATTATCAATGGATAATATGGAACAATATTTAGCAGTAGTAGCAGTACTATGGTTAGATGGTGTTTTTGGTATTTGGGCAGGAATAAAAAGAGAAGGATTTAAAACTTATAAAGCACTTAAAATAACAAGAAATACAGCTGTATGGTTAGTTATATTAACAGTAATCCTAATGGTAGAAAAAGGATTTACAGGGACTGCTTGGTTATCTGAAGTAGTTATCGTACCGTTCATGGTATTACAGTTAATAAGCGCCCTTAAAAATGCATCTATGGCTGGTCTAATTAAAATGGAAGTATTTAATAAAATATTAGATCGTATAGATAAGCATAAGGGTTTTAGAGACTAAAACTTAAAATTATGCTTAAAAAAATTCAAGAAAGAATATTTCCATTTATTATCGCACTATCAGCCTTATCAGTTAGTGCTTCAGCTGCTTTTTATTCAGTAAGTGGTCTTAGTAAATTATTTGCGGGTGCAGCATTTGCAGTTATAGTAATGGCTGCTTCTTTAGAGGTAGCTAAATTAGTAATTGCTTCTTTACTTTATCAGTATCGTAAATCTTTACCCTTTTTTCTCAAAATATATCTTTCAATAGCTTGTTTTGTATTGATACTAATTACTAGTATGGGTATTTATGGTTTTTTATCCGCAGCATATCAAGAAACATCTGCTAAAGCTGGAAGTATAGATTCCCAAATTGCATTGATTGAAACTAAAAGAGATAATGTTAAGGAACAGTTAACGGTATATAATGCGGAAAAAAGCACCATTAACGGGGCAATATCTGATTTACGATCCGGTTTATCTAACAATAAAATCCAATATACAAACGCTGAAGGGGTAGTAATAACTACAACATCTTCATCTACTCGTAAATCTTTAGAAAAACAATTAGATCAAGCTATTAATCGCCAAACCCAAATTAATTCTAAGGTAGATACTTTAAATCAAAGATTATTTGATTACGAAACCGAAATAGTAGAAGTATCAATTAATAATGATATAGCTGGAGAATTAGGCCCACTAAAATATCTCTCAGGATTAACTGGGATACCTATGGATCAAATTATTAATTATCTTTTATTAACTATTATATTTGTATTTGACCCTTTAGCTATTGCTCTTGTAATTGCTGCTAACTTTGCTTTTTCAAAACTTATACCTAAAACCAGAGAAAATCTTTATGGTGAAAAAGTTGAAATCAAAGAAGATAATGGTTGGGATTCAACATTAAATGACGGTTTAGATGATGACGAGGATGGAGAAAGCATTTTGGATGTGAATTCCCCCTTACCTGGAGAAGAAGATGAAAAAGAAGGTGGGTTCCCTAAAGGCTACGCAAGTGAATCTTCCGAAGAACAAAAAGTAAGAGAAGATAAATTATTAGATACATCCTCAACTTCAGGGTGGAGAAAAAATAAAATTTTAAATGAAAGGGCAAAAGAAAACCCTGAAGGAGATAATGATCTTACTATAAAATATTAAAGACTTCCGCGCAAGGACTTGGAGAAGCGAGAAATTGTTCGTATATTTACGGGGTAAATGAGGCGCGAAGCCGAGTTAAGTATTAAAAAAATAAAGGTTATGCAAGTTAAAATTAAAGTTCAAGCACAGTATTTCGAGAATTACAATGTTGATGCAGATGGTTTCAACAATTATGGTGATAAAAAGCCTCATTGGAAACCAAAAGGTGGTCAAGAGTTTATTTTCCCCGTTGATAGTGATTGGGCAATGTATGTTGATAGAGATGAGATGGTAGAAGCCATTGATCAAATGCTTGCTAATCAAAGCAATGTTGCTTGTAAATATGAGTATCTTGAACATGATGTTGATTTCGGTACTCCAATCGTTCTTGAAGGTCTTCAAGAAATGCGTAATGAAATATTTGCTTAAATAATAAAGGTTATGATAGATAAAGAAGG